CTATATTCGTTACTATTTAATTTTTGTTTAAGAATTTTGCTTCTTTCACTTTTTGGTATTCCAAACCAATTATTGGAACCGTTATATTCTTTTGCCCAAATAGTTAATACTAATGTAGGAATAGAAGCTACACGTTTTAATTCTTTTGTTTTTGAATAACCATCATTGTGTGTGTAAAGTTTTTTATTCTTTTCAAGAATAGGACTTACATCTTGAGAGTTTTGGATTGTAATTTTTCCATCACCTTCAAAATAGTACTTAGTACCATCTAATTCTTTACCACGTAAAATACTCATTACTCAGATAAATCAGAAACGTATAAATTCACAGTTCCAATAACAGCTACTTTTTCACCAGCAGAAACTTTGAAGTATTCAATGTCGTCAGCAGGTAAATAAATTGTAGATGTAGTTGCAGTTGGATTAACTCCAAACTGAATGTGGCAAGCAGCGTCAGCTATTACTCTAACATATTCAACATTTGCACCAAATGCAGATGATTGAACAGAAGTTCCAGATGAAGTTACTTTCTGAGTATTTATTGGTCGCATAGCAATATGCATATTTAATCTCCTAGTTAATTAAACAAAAGAGGGGGAATTAATCCCCCTCTCTCGTATTATATGATTAAGAAGTTGTGCAGTCAAACACTCCACCAGATGCAGCTTCATTTCTAGAGATTAGAGTAAGTTCAGTTAATAACTGTCTTTTCTCAGAATCACCAGTTTTTGAAAGCTCATGCATAGTGAAATCTCTTAAGAAACCGATTGACCAATAGTCCATATCTAGGACAAAGCAATCTCTATCTCTTGAGAATCTGTTTGGTACTACTTCCAAATCACCAAAGTCAGAAGAATACACATCGATAGAAGTGTATAAAGTCTTGTCTTCAGATGCATCAAATCTAGTTGATCCACCAGTAAAACCAGAAATCTTCTGTTTGTTAAATGGGCCTACCATGATGACAGATGGGTTTCCACCTTCATTCCAGCAACCTTTAATTACAGTTTTAAGGTTTGCTTCAGTAAGTGCCGCTTGAGGAACAGCGTCAGTTCTAGCGTCAGATCCGTCACCAGTTGGTGAAGCACCGTTAGTAGATCCGCCTGTGCTGAACACATCATTAGTTTTAATCCAAGAGTTGATAGAACCGAATTTTCTAGCAGTACTAGCATTACCAGCAACTTTTGCTTGGTTAGCTAATAAAGTAGCTTCGATATCTCTCTTAAGCTCTTTAGATTTTTTTGCGATTTGGTAAGCAAGTTCACTTGCTCTACCTGCTTTGTCAACAGACTCTTGAGTACCTGTGATTACTACAGTCTTATCCATGATCTGAGTGTAGTTACCAAGTCTTGTTGTTGCTGACGAAGCGTCTAGTGTTGCATCGTCACCTTCGATTACTGCGTTAGAAGTAGAAGCAGCAGCTAAACTATCAGTTTGCCACTCATGCAAAGTATTTTTTACAGCTTCTCTAGCAGCTGAACTCATAAACGGAGTGTCAGTTGGAGAGATAGAGTAAATAACATCTTGCAAGTCTTCTCTAATACCAACAGCATCGTAAGTGTCGAATGTATTAGTTGGTTGTGCCATGTTTTTTTCTCCTTAAAGGTTATTTAGTTATCATACCTAAGATAGCAGAATGGGCATCTTCAAGACGACCAGATTTCTTCAACTTAGATATTTTGTTCCTTACTTCATTCCTCTTAGAGCTTTCAGTTTTGGCAACGCCAGATTTAATAATCTTAGGCGCGTTTGCAATTTTCTTTTGAACAATAGGTTTAGAATTTTTCAAACCCCTGTAAGACATTGCATCCTTAATTACCATTAGCATTCTATGATCTGCTAATGATGCTATTTCCTGATCATTAAATCCATAATTTTTTAAAGTAGATTTAACTCCACTTTTAAAAGTTTCAGACTTAACTGGATCAGCAAATTCAGGAATACGCTCCTGTGCTAATCTTCTTTGTTCAGCTAGATATGCATTATATTGTGCTTGTGCTGCTTGATTTGCTCTAGCTTTAGCTTGGTTAATCTTTTCTTGTTGCTGTCTAAGTTGAAAATCATACTTAGCAGCTTGAGCTGGATCTTCCTCATAAAGTTTCTGCAATTCAGCAGGGTCTAACTGTTGTCTGGTTAAAGATTCGGCACTTGCTATCGCCTCATTTAACTCTCTAAGTTTCATGTCGTATTGTTGACGCAAAACACTTTTTTCTTCCTCTACTTGTTTTTTCTCTAAAGAAAGAGAATGTGTCTTTTGTCTATAGTCGGAATCTCTAGAATAACCTGCTTTAAGCTCGTCAAGGGTAACCTCTAACTCTTGACCTTGTACTTTGACTCGGTGGAGATTTGGTTTCTCGACTTCTACTTCTGACGCAGTTTCTTCTGTTACTTCCTGATTCTCAGTAGCTTCGACATCTACTGGAGCTTCTTCAGACGGAGATTGGCTCTCTTGAGATGTAACCTGTTCATCTACAGGTTCTACTGATGGTTCTGCTGTAACTTCAGGTTCTGATTGTCCTTCATCCTGTTTTGGCTCTTTTGGAGCTTCAGGTTGAGGATTCAAAATCCCTAAAATTTTATCAGCAGCACCTGTAACTGTTTTATCAGTTATTGGCATTATATGCTCCTTTTGTTAACGCTTCTACTCTTTTGTAGTTTGGCGTGTTAAATTTTCTAGCTCAGATGCAGCTAGATTACCTGTTTCCATAACTGTAACAAGATGCCCTTTGATTTTGTCTAGCAAATTATATGCCATCCATAGCACTTGTCGTTGTTCATGGTCATTGTAACTCGTGTTAAAAATCTCTTTTTTATATTCTTCAAAGAGATATTCAAAACCTTCTTTTAAAAGAGGATCATTCAGTAGGCGTTTCGCCTGCTGACCCCGTTGCACTTGGTTGTCCAGATTGCTCATTTTTATTAAAAAACTCCTTTTGTCCTTCCATTATTTTTTTAAATATATCGCCAGATTGTCTGACTTGTTGTTGTTCTATCATAGATCTATTCTTAATAGCAAGTTCGTCAATCTTAGTATTATATTTAAGTTCCATATCTTTAACTTGTAATTCGAAGTCTAGTAGTTTTTCTCTCATTTTAGCTTCAAGTTTTTTGATCTCTATTTGAGATTGTAATACAGCTCTTTCGTTTTCACCTTGTACTTGAGCCAATGAAACTTTTTCAAATTCAGTAGGTGGTTTAGGTGGAAGTTGTGGCATTTGTGCTTGACCAACATCTGGATCCATAAAGTATGGTTCAACATTTCCAAGTCCTGCATTCTCTACTAATTTACGTAAAGTGTGATAAATATTTTTAATATTAACAACTGGGCCAAATACGTTTTGTTGTAAGTTAATAGCTTGTAGTTGTCTTTCTAAAATAGAATTTAATAAAATTAATTGTTGTTCTTTTGATCCTGTACCTAATCCAACAGCTACAGTTACATTCATACGATTTCTCCATTCGTATGGACGCATTGGTACAAACTTTCCTCTAATACGAATTATTTTTTCTTTTTGCTGATACTTGCAAATTAGTTCAAATATTTTTTTAGCTAAATCTTTCACACCTGTTTCTGCAAAAACTCTAGCTACTAATTCCATTCTCATTTGAGATTGAGTTAATATTTGGTTAATACCTGTAGCAGTTTTAGTATTAATAGTATCAGGCATTAAACCTTGAGATTGTCTAGTTTGACCTGTTCTTTGTTCTTTAACAGCATCTAAATAATTTAACATTCCAGAAGCTTGATCTGTAATTGGTTGTGCTTGCAATGGCATGATAACATTTTGAGGTGGTTGTTTAGTTCTAACAATACCACCAGGTCTATTAGTTAATAGATCATCCATTGCTACTTGACCATCTTGAATAGCTACACGATTATTATTAGTTAGATACATATTGTCTAACATTTGACGCATAACAGTAGATTTAATTAATTGTATATCTTCTACTAATTCAGAAATAGATCTTCCATAAAATCTATGTGGCATTAGTATTGGTGTAACAGAAACAAATGGCATTGAATCAATTTCTTCAATACCTAAAACTTTGTAAGCAGCATCTCCAGCTATACAAGCTTTAATTAATTCTGCTTTACCATCTCCATTAATATCTATTCTTGCATAACATTCGTGAATTAAAACATCATCTGTTGTTTCATCTCCTCTATCTTGAGGTGCAGAATAATCTGTATCTTGAAATCTAATATGTCTATCTTCAGAATAATAATTAGTATCTCCAATAGGAAGATTCATAACTACATCTGGATCATAACCCATTTCAATTAATTGGGTTCTGCTCATGTTAGTTCTATGAGCTATAAAATTTGCATCTTCAATAGACTTAGCTCTACGTTCAATTAAAAATTCTTCAGGTGGTACAGGTTCAATTTTTACTTTTCCATATTTAGTTGTTTTGTGTAACACACAATCATGATATTTAATTATATCTAAAACATTTCCTTCATCATCTTTTATTTCTTCTTCGTACTCGTTATGTTCTGATACACTAATTTCATCATCATTAACTAAATCTGTAAATTCATCATCTGTTAATTTTTGATATTCTTCTCTAGTTGTTTTTTCAGATTCATCCCAGAATACTTTTAAGATTCCATTCTTTTGGATAAGTGCATCTTTGAACGCAGTATATAAACTTACAAATCCATCATTCTCTTTGTAGAAAATATAATTTAAATAATCGGTAGCTTGTTTGGCAAGTTCTTCATCTTCTGCACCAACAGGTTCGCATTCGAACACATTGTCGCTTGCAGTAAAGATTCTCATTAAAGAAGGCATTAAAGCTTCAACAGTATCTGAAACGTCTGTAGAGATAACTTGAGATCTACCTTCTTGTTCATTACCAAAAGGTTTACCAAGATAGTATTCTAATGATCGTTTTCTTCTACTGACAATTTCACCACCAATGTAACCTGATGATGCTCTAATTTCTCTATTTAATATGGATAAAATTTCTCGTTCTGTTTTTTCTTTTTTCATACTATAAATTTCGTATCAACATAAATTGGTTTATCCCAGTCTGTCGATGTAACTGGATCATGAACACACCCATAACGAAAAGCATCGGCAGCATGAGAACACCAATCATGCAAAGGTTTGTTTTTAAAAACCTGGTTTTTCTCATCCCATTGCTTACGATACTGACGCAACGCATCAATGCCCAGTTTACATTTTTCTCTATCAAACCAGCAATATGGTAACATATTTCTCACAGATTCGATACCATGATCTACTTCTAATTTAGGTGCTATCTCAAAGTCAATACCTAGTTCTCTAGAAACTTCTAGTCTTGATTTACCTGTTCCTAATTCTCTAGCTTGAATATCATGTGGTGCAATATGTCTAGAATATAAATATTGTTTATTTTCTAGCACATCTGCGTAATGCATTAAGCTTTCACCAGAATTTTCGTAATAATCTATAACGTGCAATTCTTCACCTATTCTTTGTACAAACCATATAGCTGTTGAATCACCTATACCTAAATCCCACCATGTTTCTACACCTACATTCTCATCTACAGGTACACTGCCAATCCTACCTTCGTTATCAGCATTGGTCATAAGTTTGCCAAAATATGATCCAGAAACAGCAGCAGTAAAAGAACATTCAAATTCTTGATTGTATTGTTCTTCAGTCATAATAGACTTTGCCATGTCTAATTCTTCTTTATCAACAACACCTGTTTCACTAGCTCTATATAAAGCTCCAAACCAATCTTGATGTCCTCTTAATGCATAATCATATACTTCCCAGAATTGATTATGACCCATTGGAGTTCCAATAAATATTACAAATCCTTTTGTGTCTGCAATAGCTGGTCGTATAATCTCAGTCCATGTTCTTGGAGCCATAATGGCATACTCATCCATTACTACACCATGAAAACCCATACCCCTAAGTGAGTCAGCATTATCTGCTCCAAATATTTGTATTCTAGATTCATTCCAAAAATCTACACGCAATTCAGATTCATTTCTTTGACCACCTAAATCCATTAAAGGTTTTGTATAATATTTTAAATAATCCCAAACAATAGATTTACCTTGACGATATGTAGGTGCAATGTATGCAAGTTTTTGTCTTGGTTCTTTTGTAGCTGCTAAAATTAATTCGTTGATAGCTAATACAGATTTACCAAATCGTCTATGACAGACTAAGACATTAAATCGTTTAAGTGATTTGTGAACTTCCTTTTGAAGCGGTCTAGGTTTATAGGGAATGGATATACTTAATTGTTTAGTCTTCCCACTTGAGATCGACTCTAATTGGGGAAGTTTCGATTCTACTTGTTGTTGGAGCTTTTCCATGTACATAAGGTGCAGCTTTTTCTGCTGCGTAAAGTTTTCGTTCTGGTGAACTTAATGGATGGTTTAACACAGAAAGCAAATAATCTAAAGGGGATGTTTGATATTTTACAGCAAGCTCCTGCATATCTTTCCATTTTTTACGGAAAGAGGATCCTTTAGGTCTTCCTGCACCTTCTCGTTTACCACCTCGTTTATCTACTTTGTTTTCTTCCATTAGATTCCACGTCTAATCAATCTTGAATTTAAATCTCTATCTTCACCAACTTTAGGTGCTTTCTCATATCTTCTAGATTTAGATCCTAAAAAATATGCAGCACCAGCAATAGCTGTTGAAGTAACTGGATGTCTAACAGCAAGTTTAGCAACTTTACCCATGCCCTTTCCAACTTCGCTTAAAAATTTATATTCTCCAGGTATTCGTTTTGCAATGTTTTTTACATTCATTTTAACTTTTTGATATCCAGCTTTTAACGGACTGTATTTAACTAGTTCTTTTCCTTTAGCCATTATTTTTTTCTCCCTTTAGCTGCTAATTGTTGGAATTTTTTTTTACCATATTTTTTACGTCCAATTGCAGCAGCTAGTGCTTTTGGATTTTTAACGCCTTGTTGTTTTAATTTAGCAGTAAGTTTTTTAAATCTAGTACCTGTTCCTAACTTTGCTTTCTTCATACTAGTATTTTTTTTTGACTTTCATGTTTTTCTTTTTGGCATATTTTTTTGCTGCGGCTTTGCCTTGCTTAGTATATGCAAACTTTTTTTTTCCTACCATTGGCATTATTCGTCATCTCCTTCGTAATAGTTATTAGTATCTGAAATTAAGTTTTCAATTTCAATTATAATTTGTTCTTGCTCATAATGTAAATCTTTTAATTCTTCAAGTAAATCTTCTAATGGCTTTGTCATTATCGAAGTAAACCACGCATAGCTACTTCCCTAGTTGTAGGTGGTTGCATAGCTTGTTGTTGTGGTCTTCCCATTTGTTGTACTTGAGGATTGTTGCCTTGATCTAATAAAGCTTTTTGTTTTTCTACTTCAGGCATCATTTTAGCTTTAATTACAACAGCTAGCTTTTCACTCTCTTGTGGAGTTAAACTCATAAGGTCTTCAGCTAGTTGTTCTATTTTATCTTTTGCCATTATTATTTATATGAAGTTATCTTATAACTGTATTTACCTAAATCAAGATCGG